GCAGAGTCCTGCATCAACTCGACAGACACCCGGACGATCTTACTGGTGTACTTGTACGCATCGAGCGTCAAGTTACCGAAGGTCACGTCCTGTTCACTGTCCTGAACATTTTCGGACAGCAGAGCACCAACATTGCTGGTGTCATTCACGGTCGGCCAATCCAGTGCGGAACCAGTCGCGGTACGCAGGATCGTAGATACCTGACGCATGCCACCGAACTGCAGGAGAGCCCGCTCGAGGTTCGACACGAAACCGGGGAAGGTCGTGTGACCACCGGCAGTGGAAGTGCCGATACTCTGAGCGTTCTGGAAGTCAGCCAACTTGGGAGCCTGATTGGACAGCGGAATAAAGAGACCGCCGGCCTTGTTGTCCCACGAACAACCGGAAGCTGCCAGTTGTTCGGCGTCAACCGATTCCCGACCGTCATTGGCCCATCCCTGAAGGACGTTATTGACCGCTTCAAGTCGATTGATTGGTTCTGCCGCCTGAGCGGAACCACTCTGAGAACCAATCTGCTTGTCCCGCAGGCGTTCGAGGTCACCGGAAGCCTTGAGTCGGTTCAGGTCTTCCTCTGCGGCCTGTTGGCGAAGCAGTCGGTCGGCAGCTGCCTTTTCGGAGGCTTCCATTTCATCGATCTGGTTCTTCAGCTTGTCCGAATCGTCGTGCATCGCATCGAAGCGACCCACTTCTTCTTCGGTCATGCTGCCATGATCGTCTTCGCAGTCCTTGAGGTAGGCGCGAGCGTCAGTGATCAGCTTTACTCGTTCATCGACGAGCTTTTGTACTTCGGAAGGCATTTTCGTTGCCCCTTTCTTGAAAGAAGAGTCAGGGGAAACGACTACAGCGTCAGCCCCATGACAAAGAGAGTATCTTTGACACCGTGACCAACGCTGCTCATGCATTGTTGTCAGTACGCGAATCTGTTGTCACTCTTGTGACGTGAGATCCAGCTAAGTTGAACCCAAATCCTAGAGTGACCGCTCCATCGCGTCAAGTTTACATTTCGCCAGTCGCAATTTGCCGGCTGATCCGGGCTTCGGAACCTGTGAGTTTCTGATCTTCAGGTTCCTTGCCAGATCCTCCAGTTCGAGCAATCCCTCCATCGATACCGGAGCAATTGGCTCAATCGCCAACAGGTTTGCCGCTGCGGCCAGAGACTTATTCGCTCGAACCTTATCAGCGAAACCAAACTTCACGGCATCGGCGGCGTTGAAATAGGTCTGCTCATCCATCCAGTCGAGAATCTTCTTTTGTGACTGACCTGAGCGAGCCGCGTACACGCCAGCCAGTGAATCCCTGATGGAGTCGAGAGTATCCGCTATCTTGGTCGTTTCCGATGCCGCGTCACGGAGTTTATCGGCTGTCCCGAACGCCATGACCGATGGTCCCATCGGATTGTGAATCATGAAGCGACCCGATTGTGCCATCGTGATCTTATCGCCCGCCATCGCAATGATTGAAGCGATGGAAGCCGCCACTCCCTGAATCACGATGTTCACATGACCGGCATGATTGACCAGTGAGTCGTAAATCGTCAATCCCTCGAAGATTGATCCGCCGGGACTGTTGATGTGGATGTCAAGGTCTTCGTCCTTCTCGACGCCTGCCATCATCTCACTGAACGTGTTCGCGGAAATACTGCCTTCGCTTATCCCGCCGATTGGTCCGTAAAGGTTGAGGTCGGCCATTATTATTCTCCAAGTATTCGTTCGGTAATGAGGTTGCCACGATCTGACCAGGTAGCCACGCACTCTGCGACTGCTGCCGGGAGACTCTCGGGCGTGGAGCAACTGACCACGTCAAAGATTTCCATTTTTGATCGCACGGAATGATCGATGAACGCCAGATGAGATTCCTGTGATGACGGCAGTTCCGCGTTCGAGATCCAGTTGTCGTAGAACCCGTCCATCCATGCGACCAGATTTGTTTCTTTCTTCGCAGCTTTGACGACGCGCTGTGATTCGATCTCCAGTGCCTTCGTCACGCTGCTCGTTACCATCGCTCTGAGCATCGCCTTCTCCTTTGAGGTGTCCTCCGTGGTTTCTTCCTCTTCGGTATCGTCCTCTTCATCATCATCATCTTGAGGCATCGCCTGTTGTTGCTGCATCGCTTCATCGGATTCTTCACCGATCTCCATGAGGTTGGCAGGCCGGTAACGTCGGTCGCCCTTCTCACCGATGGTCGGCAGGTCTTCCGCCTTCAGCACATCATTGATCGTGAGTGTGCCGTGTTCGAGGTGCCGGCTGTAGACTTCCGCTCTGTCCTTCGCTTCCATCTGCAACAGAGCGTTACGATTGAACGCAAAGAAGTGAGTGTCGTTCGACAACTGCGTTTCCGACAACAGCTTGTCGTCGCATTCTGTTTCCCATTCACGAAGCCACGGTTTCAGGCAGTCGTTCAGGTACGAGACGTTCTCAGACTCGAGTGAGTTGTGCGAAGTGCGTGTTGAGTCACCCAGTTTGTGCGGAGGACAACCGAGAATCGAAGCAACGGTCTGACGCACTTCATATTCGCGTGTCTGCAGGAACTGACTCTGCTCAGGTGACATCTGCAGCTGTTGGAATTTCACGCCTTCCTGCAGTAGCGCGATTTTGTGCGAATTGTCGAGGCCGGACTGCATGGACTTCCATGCCTCCATTGTGTTCCTGATTTTTTCTTCAGGAAAGTGCCCCGGCACCATCAACAGACCAGACATGTTCGCACCATGCCCGAAGAACCGTGCTCCGAATCTCTGAGCGGCCATGCCGACGCCCAGGGCTTCCGCCATGACCGACACAACGTCGTATCCAACGTAAGAGTCGGCGCTCAGCCCACGGATGTGCAGGATATCGCGTGCAGGGATCCGAATATCATCGCCCTCGACCTGCGTAACGTACCACAGGTCGCCATTCACCTTCGCTGGGTAGGTCTCGGATGGGTCCAGCAGGACCAGTTCAACGGGATCCCGACGCTTGTTTCGGTAGATCGCCGCGTACCCATTTCCACGCAAAAGAGCGTGAGAAGTGAGCGTTCGGATCATATCGAAGGCTTTCACGTCCCTCGAAGCCTTCTTTCGCATCAAATGATACGCAGGCAGTGAAGTGGCCGCTTCTTTGCCGCCATCGGGCTCTCGACGGAAAATCTTCAGCGGTAGTGATGCCACATCACCGGAGATCAGGTTGATGGCACGCCATACTGGGGGGTAGCCCATCGCCGATGAAGGGGTCACTGACACCCCTGATTGTGTCGGTCCACCACCAAACGTCTCCTGCCAGACCGCAGGATCACGTATGCTGATCGAAGGGTTTTCGAGCGGTGAGGCGTTTACCATGACCGTTACGCCGTATTCCATGACTGTTTTTCCCTAGAGCAAGATGGCACCACGACCAGCAGTGTCGTAAACACCCTCGTCAGTGCCGAATTTTATCGCTAATGCCATCCCCATGGCCGATGCTGACATGCCATCGATCTTCTCTGAGGAGGATCCCTTGTCGAACCGCAGGTTTCCAGACGGATCACTTTTCCCTACGGCGTTTGACGCCATCCATCGCAGAACCTGATTCCCGTCATGATGAAAAGTTTCGTTCGCCAGCATTGACAGCCAATTCTTGATAGGCTCATTGTAAGTGGCAAAGCTCTGCGGCATAAGAGTTAATGTGGGATTTGGCACGCCTAACGACTCCAGAGTCTGGGTGACTCCTGTGGCGTTCCAGGGGTCAACCCCAATCTTTCGGACGTTAAATGGCGACATAATCTGCACGATTCGCTGGGCAACGTGCATCGTGTCAACCGTGTTCCCCGGCGTCACCTCGATGTGCCCCTTGGTCGCGAACGCCCGAACCACCCTCTGATTCGCTTCAGCCCGTTTGTCGATATTGTCCTGGGGGATCCAGAAATACGGGAACACAGTCATGCCGCCATCGCTCTGAGGGAACACCAAAACGAAGGCTGTCACGTCCCGAGTGCTCGCGAGGTCGAGGCCGGCGTAGCAGGTCTGGCCGGTGAACTGCTCGACACTCAGGGACTCATCCTTGCAGGCATCCCACTCATGCATCTGGATGAGCCGTGTCTCCTGCTCGGTCCACTGGTTCAAGTGAAGCCGGCGGAACGTGTTCTCGAAGGCAGGGTTCGATTGAGCTCGTTCACACTGCAGCTGGAGGTACTCCTCACTGACGCCAAACCCCATCGATGGATTCGCCTTCGCCCAGGTCTCGGGCGAAGTCCAGTCGTCCTCTTCATCTGCGGCAAACAGGCACGGGTAAAACGTGTCGTCCGTGATGAGACCGTCCTGAATCGCTTTTGCCTTTTCCCAGAGATCCCAGCAGAGTGACGCGCGGTCATAGCCGGCTGTCGTGATCCCCAGTTGAAGCGGCTGAGTTCGGGCACCTGTGGATGTCTCAAGAACGTCCCAGAGCTCTCGGTCCTTCTGGGTATGCACCTCATCGAACAGGACGACCGAGGCATTGAAACCATGGGCCGCAGCTGCCTCGGCGGCAATGGCGCGGTACACCGACTGGGATTTCATCTCGATGATGCGCTTCGCATGCTTCCGAACCTTGAGCATCGCCGAGAGCGTGGGATCCGCTTCAACCATGCCGGTCGCGATGTCGTAGATGATCGCTGCCTGATCTCGAGTGAACGCAGCGCCATAGACTTCACCGGACTGCTCGTTGTCGCAGGCCAGCAGATACAGACCGAGACCGGCGAGCCACGTTGACTTGCCGTTCTTGCGAGGCACGGCAATAAAACAGGTCCGGTACTGCCGCGTGCCATCCTCTCGCTTCCAACCGATCAGGTCACCCGTGATTTTCTTCTGCCACGGCAGGAGCTCGAACGGTTTTCCAGCCAGCGGTCCCTTGAGATGTTTCAGGAACAGCGGGAAGAATTCGATGGCATGTTTGGCCGCGTCCTTGTCGAACCAGTATTCACTCATGCGAAGTATTTCTCTTTGGGATCGTCGGTCGCTTTTTCGGGAGCGGTGATCGCTTCAATCTTCGTCCGGGACGAAGGCGTGAGGCCGAACTCAGTTTCCAGCCGGCGGCATTCTTCACCAATCTGCATCATGGATCGGTACTCAGCCCGCATACTGGAAGTCCCGGTATTCGGTGACATCTGCGAAACGCCATTTTTCTGAACGTCCTCGTACAGTTCATCCCACATTGCCATGAGGGCGCAGTATCGCTTAAGCGTCTCGCGATTGTCCTGGGAGATGATCCCCAATTTCACCATTTTCGGGACAAACCACCTCCAGTATTTTTTTCCGTCGTCCGACAACTTGACCGGCATCTTCGGTGCGACGGGCTCGGGCTTCGGTTCCTTGGCTCGTTTTTTTGAAGCCTCATATTTCAGGTGCTTGGATCCGGTGAGCTTCAAAATCTCGGTCGGCACTTTGACTCGCGGCATGGTGACTCCTCTATGTTAAGTCTAAAACACCGTCGCCTTTAACTGAGTTGCACCAACGGTGAGCTAATTTTGTGTTCTCGAAAGTATGCGTCCCTCCTTTTGATAAGGGCACCACATGATCAATACTGGGATACCAATTACTTAAATAATGAGAGTCCCATTCTACCTCATCTCCGCAAATACTGCAGCAGTCGCCATCACGGGCAGCCAGCTTGGCTATCGTGATCCCCTTCCCGCATGACCCATTACCATTACTCCGCTTCCTTGCTTTTCTCCTGTTTCGCTCTTCTGCTTTTGTTTCCCTGTCAAATGCTACCTGACAGGGAACGCATCGCTTGCCGGACCTGGCATAACCGCCGGTCGTTAAATACTCCCGTGGCTTTTGGCAGACTACGCAAATGGGAGAACAGATGTATGTCCAGTTAAATGAAGGGGTCTTGTTTCGGCATGGAAGACAGACATGAGTTGTGAATGCTTTTTTTGACTGTAGCGAAAGATGAACGCTAAGGCACATCGGGCAAGTTCTTAATCTGCCTTTCCATTTTTGCTGAGTTACCTTAACTGCTCGCGATAGACGGTCCAGACATTCCATCTCATATGTTCGTCCATTGCGAATTAATTTTCCTGACCTGAAACGAGACAGGTTGTATTGCCGCCCACATTTACGACTGCAGCATGTCGCGAACCTTTTGTCTTTTGGTTGAAACACCTTTTTGCAAAACGCACACGTTGCCGACATCCCTGCTCCTCTATATGGTTCTAAGGCGGCTGAAAACACTGGAAATAGTGTACCATATAGTTTGAGAAAACGGAAAATGTTCAGATGCC